TTATATGTTTCTAAAAAACTTTTAATGAAATATGGCACTACTGTTCCAACAATCACTGTTGCAACAGTTGTTGATAAACTTTCTGCTATATTTTCTTTTCCAAGGAAAGCTAATATATAACTTAGTGTGATCCAAATACAAGAACAAGTTAAGATAATATCTACCCAATATTTTGTAAATGACCAATTATATTTTTTAATATAGCTTTTAGTTAATTTTTTTAAATCATTCATAAAAAAATCACCTCTTTATATAAAGAGGTGTTTTATTATAAGAGATTATTATACTAATCTATTATATATTGCTTTAACAATATCATTAGTTAAACTAATGATACTGTCTGCCGTTACATCAATTCTTAAAATAGGAGTTGCATCTAATTTATATACAGATACATACTCATATCTTAAATTATTACCATCAATTGATGGCAAATAATTATATTCAAGTTTAGTTATTTCAGAAGGATAATACTTTCTAAAATAATCACTTAAGTCATTTACTGCTTCTGTTTTTTCTTTAATAATTTTTTCTAATAATTCAGTCATTATTTTTTACCTCTTTTCTATAATAATCAAATAACATATTCTGACACTCCAAATATCTTTTGGTAATATCTGCAGGAACATTTTCAGCTCCATACATTTGAATAATAACTAATAAAGCATGATTACACTTTACAAGTATATTAATTTTATCATTTAATGACATTTCTTCAAATGATGATTGTTCCATTACATTTGCTAATTTAGCAGTTTCTTTTCTATAATTAATATTAGAAGGAAGTTTTTCTGATTTTTTACAACCTGCAACTCCAATATCAATATTACCAATTCTATCCACATGCATTGTTGGAAGAATAAATTCTTCCGCTACAGGCTTAGTATTCTTCTTAACATTCTTTTTCTTAAAATTAAACATAATAAAATTCTCCTTAATATCTTTTAAAACTTAAATTAATGTACATTATATTCCCTAACCTAAAATTAATTTTAGGTTAGGGAAATATTTTTATTTAGTTTTTATCTTCTTCTTTATCTTCAAAATATTTAGTAAACTGATTCTCAATAATCAAATTAAATTTATTATCAAGTTGAATAATTCTGAAGATATAATCATAAAACCATGTTTCAGCTTTCTTATATGCCTTTTCTTTAGCAATTTTAACACCAATTTCTGCATCATAATCATCAAATGCAGTTTTACAAATTGCTACTCCTACAAACTGAGTAGGAATTTCATGTTTACTGTATGAATAATTATCATCAACCAATCTATTTAAATCATTAAATAATGGTTCAAGATTTTTAAAGAGTTCTTTATCAGACTCTTTTAATGTTAAAATATATTTAGTTGTAACACCATACTGAACTATTTTTCTATCGAATTTTGGAAATTTTAAACCCTTAATATTCATAAATTTTTCCTCCTAATATAATTTAATAATAATATTTTATTATTTTACTTATTTTTAAGAATTAATCATTAGTATAAAGTTCTTTAATTTCTGCATAATAATCTTTTTCAATTATTTTATTATAAATTTTTTCTTTTTCTTCATCATTTAATTCTTCATAATAACCTGATTGTAAAAGATTTTCTGCAACATTTTTAATTCTTTGTTTATATGTTTCCAATTGTTCTTTTGCTAATTCTTTACTTATATAATAACTCCTTTCAATAATGTCCTCTTCTGGATGATAAGAGACCTTTCCAAATGTTACTTGATATATAGTCATAATTTTTCTCCTTTGATATTTAAAAATTTAAGAATAATTAATTATATTCTCATCTCAATAATATATATTTAAAATTAATAATAAAATTTATAGAAAGGAGTAAATATATGATATATGATTACAAAACAAATAATTTAAGCTTCTTAAAAATGGCTAAACAATTAAAAGATAAAAAAATAAAAAATTGGAATTTTATGCTTGCATTATATGATAAAGATTTACAAGGTGTAGATCCTTATGATAAAAATTTAACACTCATTCAAAAAGCCAAAATTCAAAAAGAAGTAATGATTAATTTCTGGTATTATATTCGTGAAGTAATAAAAATACCTAGTACTGGCGGAAATGTAAGTTATGAATTACATCGTGGTAATATGGCAGTTCATTTTCTACAATTACAGAATATAGATATTATAGAATGTTTACCCAGACAGCATTATAAAACTTGGTCCGCATGTTGTTGGTATACATGGGTATATTTATATCAAGCTAAAAATTACACTATGGTATTTAGTAATAAACAATTACAAGATTCACAAGAAAATCTTAAAAGATTAAATGATATTATAGAAAGTTTACCAGAATTTTTAAGATCACATATGAATAAAAAAAATGATACTGATAATATTAATATGCTACGACTTGCTGAAAATAATAATACAATAAAATCTCTTTCATCTCCTAAAGATGAAAAAAGTGCGGATAAAATTACGTCCTACTTGTTCGCACTATAATAAATTTCCTTAATTGCTGGAAACTCTTTATATTTATATAACTACAAAATAATTAGTAATAATATATTTGAATGTAAAAAATATATAGATTTAGACAATCAGCAGCGAAGATTCCATATACATGGAATAACGTTCAGAGACTATTAGTAGAAATAATATTTTCTTTACCTCAAATATTATTTTGAAACAGGAAACAATATATATTGAAGATATAGTCCTTTATTTTAAGTTTTATATAAACGGTTTTATATAAATTTAAAAATGCGGAGGTATTATTATGAAAGTTAAAACATTAGAAGAATTTAAAGATTTTATAAAAAATAATTTAGGAGAAGATTATGAAGTATTAAGCGATTTTTATAAAAATACTAGAACAATTTTAGAATTAAAACATAAAACATGTAATACTAATTATACTGTAATAGCTTATAATATTCTCAAAGATAAACCAACTAAATGTCCTAAATGTTTTGGACATAAATCTTTTTCATTTGAAGAAATTAAAGAAAAATTTAAAAATTTTAATAATGGAGAATATGAAGTAATTTCTGGAATTTATAAAAATAATAAATCAATTCTTACTTTTAAACATGTATTATGTGGAACTGTTTTTGATGGAGAAGTTAATAGAATACTAAATGGAATTAAAAAATGTCCAAATTGTAAAAGTTGCAAAAAGAAAACTACTGATATTTTTAAAGATGAAATAAAAAATTTAGTTGGTGATGAATATACATTAATGAGTGAATATATTAATAGAAAAACAAAAGTAACTATAAAGCATAATATATGTGGACATTCATTCGATATATTTCCATATAATTTTATTAAAAAACAAAATAAATGCATATATTGTGATAAAAATAATAGAAAAAATACTGATATTTTTAAAGAAGAAATAAAAAATTTAGTTGGTGATGAATATACATTAATGAGTGAATATATTAATAATAGTACTCATGTAAAAATGAAACATAATTTATGTGGAAAAATCTATTCAGTTTTACCATCTAATTTTAGTCTAGGTTCTAGATGTCCAGATTGCGTTAAAGAAAAGAAAAGATTAACACATGATGAATATTTAAAAAGAGTTAAAAAAGAAGTGGATAATGAATATACAATATTAGAAAAATATTTAGATTATAATACTCCAATATTAACTAAACATAATAAATGTGGAAATATTTGGAAAATATCTCCAACACATTTATTACATGGTGAACGTTGTCCTAGATGTAGAAATAATTATATTGGAGAAGAAAGAATAGCTAAATGGTTAGATAAACATGATATAGAATATGAAAGAGGTTATCCATTTAAAGATTTATATGATAAATCTAAACATCATCCTTTAAGATTTGATTTTAAATTAGCATATGACGATGGTTCTTTATTACTTATTGAATATGATGGCGAACAACATGAAAAAGAATGGATTTATGGCAGCTTAGAAGATAGAAAAAGAAAAGATCAATTAAAAAATAAATATTGTGAGAAAAATAATCATGAATTATTAAGAATAAATTATAGAAATTTTAATAATATTGAAATAATATTGGAAGAATTTTTTAAAGACTTACTTTGATATAGAAGTTAGGACGAGGTCTTAATATTCCAATTTTATGGTGTGATGAATTTGCATTTTTAAACATGAACAAAGTAATGTATATGAGTGCAAGACCTGCTTTAATGAAAGCAAGCGAAGTAGCTGAATCTGTACACCAACCTCACGGCATTTTAATAACGACAACTCCTTAAAATTAGGGCATTATAATAGTAATATTATAATGAATTTTCTTTAATTACTGGAAAATCTTGTTAAGATAATCAGTAGCTTAATTATAAACTTTTACTAAAAAAAAAGCAATCTAAAGAGATTGCTTTTTAAAGAAAGATTTAATACAGTTTATAATTAAGTTCAACGACTATTATATACATACAAGTGTATGGAAATAAGAAATATCCTAAATAGGATAAAGATATAGTCTAAACTATATAGTAATATATAGTATATATAAATTAACGATTTATATAAAATATAATTGAATAATTTAGATGCTCCTGAAGGTTTATTCTGTCATAATATGATTACAAAAGCAGCAAAATTTTCTGATGATTTTTATGATTGGAATACAGATTATTTAAAAGAATATTTAGATAAAAACACTGGAAATAACTATGTATATGTAGAATACCATTATTATGAATTAGGAAGAGATGAGAAATGGTATAAAGCTCAATGTAAAGCTATGGAAGGTGATATGGCTAAAATTAAAAGAGAAATTCTTATTGAATGGACATATGCAAGTAACCTTTCAATATTTACAGAAGAACAACTTGATAATATGTCACAATACGTACAACATACTTATAAGAAAACTATATATATTGATGGATATCCAATTGATATATTAGAAGACTTTAACAATATGATGTATAAAAACTGGGTATTATCAATAGACTTATCTCCCGGTTTAGGAAGAGACTATACGGCATTTTCTTTAATAGATCCTCAATCATTAAAAATGGTTATGAAGTTTAAAAATAATTTAATAGCACCTACAGATTTTGTTAATTTACTTATTAAATTTGTAAAAATCTATGTTCCCAATGCAGTAATAGTTCCTGAACGTAACAATACTGGTCATACAGTTATTGAATTATTAAGAAAATCAGATATAGGTAAAAATCTTTATTATACAAGTAGTAAAGATATAGATTATACTAAGAGTAAAATTAAAAAATCTAAATTAAATTCTAGTACTGTTAATTTAGGTACTGAAACTCGTGAATATGGTTTTAATACCGATAAAAATAAACGTGAAGTAATGACTAAAGAAATATTATTTATGATTGCTAATACCAGACCTGAATTAATTAATAATGATACTTTATTTGATGAAATGAGAAAATTAATTTATGAAAGATCTGGTAAAATAAA